TTTTAAAATTGATAATTTTACATTCTCTAATGAACCATTAAAGTAATCTTCTATCGCACTTTGTATAGGGTCTCTCGGTGGAGGAGCAGGAGCAGGAGCAGGAGCAGGAGCAGGAGCAGGAGCACGTCTAACAGGAGCAGGGCGAGGACGAGGAACAGGTGGAGGGTCTGCCTCTACATAACGAATACCTTGTCTTTTTACTACTGATAAAAACTTTTTATTAGAAGTATATATCTCTCTATCTTTACTTAATGCTTTCTTTAATAAACTATCCGCTTGTTTATCACCTAACTCTTTTCTATATAAAACTAACATTTGCCTAAATACCTCAAAAGGCATACGTGTATATGATTTCTTATTCATATTATCTACTATCGCTATATATCCTTCGGGTATAGCATCTATTTCAGTTGCTCGTGTAGTAGCAAATCTACTTGACTGAATACCCGAAGGCATAGATGTAATTTTAAGCAATTGATTACGTGCTTCCCTTACACTTGTTAAATCCATATTATATATATAGATTTATTTTAAAATTAAAGTTAAAAAAATGATGTCTTTTAATATGCCTTTTTATTACCCTTTGATGCTTTCTTACCCTCTGCTAATGCTTTAAAAGATGTATCTGCTTTTTTTAGTTTCTTTGCTCTGAAAGGTGCTTTCTTTACTTTATCTTGTTTGACTGCTTTCTTCATCTTCTTATTACGTGTAAAGACCTCTTTATCTTTTTTCTCTGCTTTACGTAGCATAGATGCTTTTTGACCTTTACCCATATCACTCTGGACTACTGACTGCGCGAATGCCCTTTGAGGTAGTCTTGTAAATTCTCTTGTTTCAGCATCTACTACTGCTACATATCCATCTGGAACAAGATTATCTACTGCTTTCTGTGTTGATACTGCTCCTGAACCTCCTAATACTCCTGTGCTAATACCTGGTTCTCCTGCTAATATTTTACGAAGATTTGCTGCTGCTCTCATCGCATCTGCTCTACTTGTTAAATCCATTTTATAATGAATAGTATATAAAAAGATTAATTAATAAATTAAAATATTTTCTTATATATAGTAAATGGAGGCGAAAGTCAAAGATGATAAACCTATGAAAAAAATTCCTAAAAAAGAACAGATGAATGTCCCTAAAATTTTAAAGGTCAAAGATTTAGAAGAAGATGGACGATTCGCTGGTATTCACGACCACTTACCTAAAATGCCTTGCCTTGCTTTACTCATAGGTAGTGTTAGAAGTGGGAAGTCAAACTTACTTGTTAATTTCTTCTGTAATGAATCATTTTATAAAGGTATGTTTGATAGTGTTCGTATTATATCTACTACATTAGGAACTGATAATAAAGGACAACTATTAAATGAATACTTTGACTGCGAAGACCATTATGAAGATTATATGATTGATGCTATTAAAGCAGAACAGAGTATGTATCCCCGTGATGACCGCCCATCTTACGCATTAGTATTAGATGATGTCTTAACACAAGATTTCAGTAAAAGTAATAATGTTAGTTTCTTTGCGACTCGGTTTAGGCATTACATAGATTTCTATTGTATTGCTACGCAGTCATTCAGGGCGGTTAGTGGTCTGATAAGAAACAATGCAAATGCTATATTTATATGCCGACAGCAAAATCAAAAAGAACTCTTTAAAATTAGTGAGGAATATGGGGATACTATTGGAGGACACGATAATTTTATTAAATTATACAAAGAAATTCATAAAGAACCATATCAGGTGATGTATATTGACCTACAAAGTAATCCTGCTCGTGTATTGAGAAACTTTGAGGAAGTATTATGGGAAGGAGACGATAGTCATAATATAGATGGAGATTTGAGTTAATTTTTATCTTTATTTATTATTATATATTGTTTTATTATAAAATGGACTTATATACTGCTGATGTTAGTAAGGTCACAGCAAGGCATAGAAGGAGAACAGAAGTCGCTGAATTTAATCAGCAACAAGAAAGTATGGCGAGAGATAGAACTGCTTTTATGAGTGAAACTGATACGGCATATGATACATTAGCAGAAGAACGTAAAGAAGATGATACTATCTCAAAAGCAACTGCTTTTGCTACGGCAGGAGGTTCTGTTAAAGCATTAGCAATTGATTTAGGTTCAGGTCAAATTAAAGGAGGTTATAAGGCGACTGATGCTAAAATTTTAGAAGGAGCAAGTAAAGGTTTCTTTGGGTCAGGGGAAACTATACAAGCACGCAGGGCAACTCGCCTTGCTAAAAATACAAGACAACTTCCAGGCGCAGTTGTTAAATTAGGTGGCGCTCCTACTACTACAAGAGTAGGTGGGGTCAAACTTGCTTCTGCTGCTGAAAACCCTGCTGCTCATAGTGTATCACGTGTAGCAGAACACGAAGCATCTACTCTTGCTGCTAAATCTCTTAATCCTGTTATTAAAGAAAGTGGTAAAGCAGCACTAAAAGGTGGTGAAAAAGCAGGAGCAAAAGCAATAGGTAAATCTTTTGCTAAACAATTAGGTCCCGCTGCTAATATAGGGTTTGCTGCTGATGTCACATATGATTTAGTTAAAGGTGATAAAAAATTATCACAAGAAAGCAAACTAGAAGAAACTAGTGATATTACACAACTTATATCGGGCGCTGCCGAAGTAGGTTCATTAGGAGTAGGCGCTGCTATTGGATTAGGTCTTATAGGAGTAGGTGCTGCTCCATTAGTAGCAGGATTAGCAGTTGTAGGCGCTGTCGCTGGTGCTGCCTCCGCCGTAGCAGGTGGTATTGATGCTTATGATAAATTAAAAGATGAAGAAAGCGTAGCAGATGAAGAGAAAAAAGAAGTAGAAACTAAATATGATACTGAAAACCCTACTAAACCTTTACAAAGTTTAGGTGATGCTAATTTAGTTCAGGGAAAACTTGCTCCTAAATTAAGATAAATATATTTCTATGTAAATTTTAAAGATATCTTTTTTTTGATTGTTATAATATATAATATGCCTCAACAATCAACTAATCATAAACTATTAGTGGAATTACTAACAGAAGTAAAGAAACTACAACAACAAATATCAAAGTTAAAAGTAGAGGTTAATTATATCACTACAAAACAAAAAGAAGATGAAGAAGCAAGGAAAGGGTGGTTCTTTTAAAAACAATCTGCATATATTCCTGCTGTATCTTTCCACGTTAATTTTTGTATAGTCTTCATAGTTTCCTTTGCGTATTCTTGTTCCTTTTGTTTTAATCTTTTCTCTTCCTTACGCTTCTTACGTAGTGTTTCTGCTGTAAGAACTGCTTTTAAATGTGATGCTTCTAATTGCTCTTGTGTCACCCCTATATACTTTACAGGAGGACTTTTACTTCTAATAGGGGTAGGACTACGTGGTGATGCCTCTTCTTTTATTTCTTGGACTTCTGGTTTAGTTATTGCTTCTGCTGGAACACTCATATTTTCAGTTGCTTTCTTTTTCGCATCACGTTGCTCTTTTAACCATCTCTTTTTAGCATTCGCTTTCTCACGTGCTACGGCGAGTTTTGCTTTATGCTCCTCTGACATAGGTTTTCTAGGTCTTCCTTTTTTTGTTAGTTTGACCTCCTTTTTAGGAGCAGTAAATATATCTTTTGCTACTGGTTGTGGTTTAGGAACAAACAAAGGCATATCAGGTTCTACATCATCAGGTTTTTCTAATGGGATACTTTCATCATAGACAAAGTTAGGGTTCTCTTCACTAGTTTCTTCATTAACTTCTATTACCTCTCCCGCCTCACTTATGACTTCTTTTATATTAGGTTCAGGTTCTAATTCTTCATACTTTAATTTTAGTGTATCAGGTAAATTATTCATTATATATTGTATAATATTTTAATAAATTATGGTAAAAAAAGTGATAAAAAAGTGGTAAAAGTGAAAAAATGATATCATTAGATTTATTTTATGGTTTTTGACGAACGTGGAAGCATAAAATAGTAGTTCCTATTACTGATGTAGCAAGGGTTTCATCTACATAGCATAATGATAATTCTAAATTAGATATATTTAATTCATTAGGGTTATTAAGGTCACAATAGATTAAATTATTCGGTTCTAAATATAATGGTCCCGAGGCGCTATCCTTTTCCTGAACGAATCTAGGCAAATGTGCTATTATCTTTGACCCTGCTATACCTGCCCTCATATTAACTGATGTTTGAGTTAAATTACCTATCCTTACAAATATAGATTTAGATGATTTAAATACTGGTTCGGTTATTGATGTCACCTCATAATACCCTGATGTGCCTGCTCTTACTAATTCAGCAACAGGTTCTCCTACAAATCCTAATTGTGTTTGTAATCCTGCCCCTTCACTCGGGGTATATCTATTGCTTTCTTGTAAAATTAATACTGGTCTCTGTATGTCATATGTTAGTGATGCTAATGGTAGTGCTGGGTTTGATGCTTCTACTCCTCCATATACATAAGTATTAGAATTCAGAGGAACTAGTGTATAAAATTCACTACCTCTATTGATTGCAGGTTGTCCCATTAATTCTGCTACTTTATATCCGAAGTTTTCTCTTACGCATTTCTGCTCCCAACTTTCATAACCACCTGGTTTTAGTGGTTCTAACCAACCACCTCCTATAATTGTATTATAATCAGCAGGAACACTACCACGACCCGAAACCCAACCTATATCTCCGTTCCTTGACCCATTCTGGTCTTCGGGGGTGAGTGTAGCATAATTAGGATTACAAGATGTATATTGTGAAAGACCAATTTGTTTAAGTTCTGCTCCGCCATTTAGACCTTGATTATTGATACTCATTACAGGTTGTAAATTCCAACAATCTTGAGAAACAGGTTTGAGATTATTTAACGCTGGTTCTCCTTTTGCGTGTCCCATTAATTTATAATATTTTCCACCTACCCCATTTCCTAATGGTCCCCCGTCCATAATCCATATTTCCATTATTTCTCCATTTAATCTAAATTCTGTTGCGAATAATTGTCCGTTGTCTGCTGCTGGTGGGTTTGCTTGTGGTCCTATGGGAGCATATACATTTACTCCTGGTCCGCCTGGATTGCGAAAATCGGTTTGTGAGGCATCTAATTCCCAATACGGCATACTCATAAATTTAGGTAGATGATTTAGTCTCGCTTGTCCCGCTACTACATCGCTAGTATCAACTACACATTGTCCTACGTTTATCTGACCATCAACAGAAAATCCACCTGATACATTAGCATTAGTTAAATTATCAACCCACACACAAAAGTCCCAATAATTAGGTAAGAAATATACGAATTTACTTCCGTTTCTATGTTGATAATAGGGTGGGTTTATGTTTGCTCTTCCCGTAGTTGATAAATTCTTTTGTGCTGGACGACTTAATCCTACCGCCCATTTAGCAGAATTACCAGCATCTCTTCCGTAAATTCCTCCTGCTGAGGTGATAAAAGTGCATCTACCATTAATATTAGATAAAGGAGGAACATTAAAAGTGATTGCTTGCGAACGATTGCGTGCAAGAAGTGTCTCAAATACTCCTACATCATTCGCAACATCATAAGTATAATCCCATACTATTCCTTTACCTGCTCTCTGTGATGGTCGTGTTCCCCAAGGTTGCGCTAATTCTTCAACAGGGAAAGCAGGGGTAATAGCAGAATATCGTTGTCCCCTAAAATAAGCAGCGACTTCTGTGTCTGTGCGTGGGACATATGAATTAGGTATGAAATCTTGGTCGGGGTCATTACCCGTTCCAGATACATCACCAGTATTTAATGGTAGAATTGTTCCGTTATATTCTACTTTAAATCCTTGCTTATTAGGGTCTGTTATAAGAGGAGACTGAAATACAGAGCATCTATTAATTAATTGCGGATTACCTACATTTTGATTAATAGTTCTCTGAATTAAAATAGCAAATTCTTCTCTATTAGCAGCAAAAGTAGTTCCTTCACTTTTATTTTCATTAAATATCATATGACAAGGTATAGGGACTGCGGTTCCTCCCTCCATAGAATTTAATGTATTAAATGCAGTTGTCGGTGGTCTAACTCCTTGACCGAAATAAATATAAAACTTCTTATTATCCTCTGAAAATATAATACTATCAGATAAATGAACCTTTGCTGATTGTAAAGCGATTTGAGCGTTAGGAGGTATTTTCATAGTAGAACTCATATCATTACGAAATGAAAATGGTTTATAGATACTACTTTCAGTTCCAACAGATTCATCTTCATTAGGTAGATTACTTGCGATTACTAACGACATTTATATTATGAATTATATTATAAAATTATTATATAAATAAATATATAAAAGATGACTATTAATCACACAGCAAATGCGAATCCACAGAGACCAAAAGCAAAAAAATTAAGGATACGTAAGGCAATACCTATGGACGAGAATGCGCCTCGCCGTGAAGCATTTAGAGAGGTCATTATTCCACCTAAGACACAGAATAATTTTAAATTAAAAGATGTGTTTGAGGTTAGTAAATCACAGAATACTAAAAAGGGTAAATAATACCACAAATGTTATATATTACTTTTCATTTTTTAACAAACCTCTATGCATAATGTTTCATATCCAAATATACTTTTCTAAAAAGGGCAAAGTAATATATAACAAAACAGGTTATATATAACCAATTTAGTAATATATAACTTTGCTAATATAATATATATATAAAGATATAATATATGTATGTAGTATAGAGTATGGAAAAGGTTAATGAATATATGTTCTTATTAGATGATATGTTTATAGGTGAGAAGAAGGCGAACGTGAAGAAGCATCTATTAAAAAAGGTAAAAGAGAATGATAAAACTGATTCACAACTTATTATGTTTCTTAAATGTATGGAATTAAGTGATGTAAATCGTAATAAAGAAATACAATCATCAACAATAGATTATATAGCAGAGATTAAATTAGCAATAGAGCGTAAAGATGATAGACCTTCTACAATTGCTATGTTTGAGAGTGTCCCACTTATACTTCATAAAACTTATAGGAAAGCAGACGATAATATAGATATGTTTGATGGACTATTTTATGAATATAAAGAACTTATAGGTGAAAGAGTAGAAAACTGGAATAAAGTATATGAAGATGATTTAGAAAATGATGCTACTATTATTATATATAGTAGAGCATCTTATCTTGATTATATAAAACTATTAGATAAAAAGATAAAACAAGCAGAACAAGGTTATTGTGTTATGCGACTAGAACAAATTAAAAAAGCAATAGTAAATAATCCTAAACTTAATAGATTTAGATGATTTATACTTAAACAAATACTAATATAATATAATATAATAGAATGAACCGAGAATTAATGAATACATTTACACACGAACAATTACTTATGTGTGAAAAAGAAAATCTACTTGATTATATTAATGAAATTAAAGAACATCACGAAATAGTAGTTTGCGAATTAAAAGAAAAACACGAATCAGTTATTAGTGAATTGTTTAAACAAATCGCAGAATTAAAATCTAATATGGGTGATTTAGTTATTAAATATGGTAGTTCATATTTTTCCCCGCCTTATGTTAAGAAGATGGAGGTAGTAGTAGATGAACTATTAAAAAAAGATATCATAACTTATAAAGACAACGAATTTATTATGAATAACGAAATTATTAAATCTACGGACTAATAGGTTCTCTTACATATTCTAACTCACCTGATACTTTTGCTTTTTGTTCTTCTTCTGCTTTTTTTTTTGTTTCTTCATTTGGTTCCTTTAAGTCCTTTGGAGGAACAATTGGTTCTTCATCACTATCATTTACAACTGGGTCAGGAGGAGGTTTGCGCTCACACATACATATATTACAATTATCAGTTAAACCTACTCTAAATTTGCAATAACATCTTGATTTAAATATGACTACTAATATACCTGAGACTGCACCTAATATCAAACCCGATGCGCCAGCAAGTTCGTTTATGTTAAATTCTTGTAGTAATCCCATATATATTATAACTTTTTTTTTTATTTTATCTTTATAATTTTAATATAATTCATATTATAAAATGAGTTCATATTGGAGTGCTGAATCGGTAGTGCAAATAGGCGAAAGACAAGTTAGTATCCCAGCAGAACAGGGTTTATCTTATAATGTAGGTTCTGTTTCCCGTAGGGTTTCCTTTGAGATTCCCGCTCAATCTGTTCCTATGCTTTCAGGTAAGGATAGTTATTTAGAGTTTGATATGGATATTCAGTATCCTACTCACGCTGCGGGAGATGGTAAATCTACTCGCCTACAATTAGACCCTGCTGGTGCAGGTATGATAGTCCAAAATATCAGAATTTACGACGGGGGACGTGGTTCAATAATAGAGGAATGCAATGAATATAATCAGATAGTAGCACTTAAACACGACTACGATAAAGATGATAGTTTAAAAGGGGTTCGCGCATTAGAACAAGGAGCAACTTCTCACTCACAATCTACACAGGGTTCTCGTGGTAGTTCCCGTAGTGATATGAATGATATTATTACTAATCCGTGGTTTAAAGCGGTTAATGATGTCACACAAGATGGAGCGACAGAGGGAGTTGAGTGGGACGGGAATGAGCGTAAATCTAATGTTCATTGCTGTGTTCCACTTCTTACAGGTATTTTTAGTGGTTCAGTATATCCTAATATGCTCACGGGACTTTACGTAGAACTAGATTTAATGCCCGCTCCCCGTATTGTTCGTCAGTTAGATAGTGTTGTAAAAGATAGGCGAAGAACTCTAAATCCATATCTATTAGGTCTTGTTAATGCTGTATCGGGTGCTGTAATTGATATCGCAGGAGGAGGGGTAAATAATTTACCTGCTGGTAATGCTGCTACTTTTAATCAGGCGATTATTGCTCTGGGAGTAAATGGTATTAATGAAGTAGAACGTTGTCCTTTCGTAGTAGGTGAAAGTATCGGTATTGTAAGTGGGGTTCCTACTGATGCGGGGCGTGCTGGATTAGAAGCAAACATTCAGACTGCGGGTGCTGCTCAGGCAAATCCTCGTATTACTAAAATTGAGAAAGTAGGAGTAGGTGGGGTAGGAGCAGGTGGGGTAGGACCAAATTGTATTATGCTTACTTTCGACCAAGCATACGTGAATGCTGCTGCTGGTGGTGGTCGTGGTGCTGATATTGTTCCAGGCGTAGATGCTTCGGGTGCTGTCCTTTATAGTGAAGCAGTCAAACAGGGAACAATTGCGAACCCAACTTACGAAGTATCATATAATATTAATAATCTCAATCTTATTTGTCACGTAATAGATATGGACGAACAATATAAAACAGGAATGCTACAAAAAGCACGTGAAGGTTCTGCTATTGAGTTTGATATTCATAGTATCACAAATTATAAAAATTCACTATTAGAAAGTGAAAGACAAGCAACATTCTTAATCCACGCACAGAACCGAAAGGCAAAATCATTAGTAGTAATTCCTACTGATAGTTCTGTATATTCTTCCAAAGATTTAGTATGTTCTAATGGAACTTATGAAGTCACGGCAGATGAAATGGATATGGTATTAAATTCAGCACGTTCAGGTATTAGTGGTTGTTGTGATAATCTAACACAAGTTCAGTATCAGATTAACGGAAACCTTGTTCCAAGTCGTCCTATTTCTACCCGTAAGATTGCTACACGTAAATCTATTGATGCTTTCCATATTTTCGAACTAGAAAAGACATTAGCGAATGCGAAAATTACTCCTCACTCTTTCGCTAAATTTATGGAGAACTTTGTAGTAGGTCGTGGGTTTGCTGTAAATTCTGGTTGTATGGATTTACGGGACAAAGACCTATCAGTCCAACTATCATATGAAGAAGTAAATGCTCCTACTAAACCGAAGATGTTTTCTACCTTTGTGTTCCATTTGCGAAGACTTATGATTACTGGGGGAGGTGTCTCTGTGATAGAATAATTATATTTAAAGGTTTGACTTTATAAACAATTATATAGTATGGAAGGAGATTTAGATAAAACATTAAATCATAGAATATATGAATTACAACAAGAATTATATGAATTAAAAGATACATATAATAAACAAATGAGATTACTTGTATTAGATGATGATTATCATAAATGCGACCGATGTGAAGTATTTACTAATGATTTATATGAAATTATGGAAGAAACAAATCACACAGATATTTATGAAAATATATTTGTATGTGATATTTGTAATATGGAACATATAGAAAATTTAGAAGAAAACATAAGTGAAGGAATCCCACCTCAACAATAATATTTTTATTTTAACATTATTAATTTTATATTAGTCATATTATAAAATGACTTCTCGCTACATATCTATTAGACCCGACAACGTTGCACCCGATGCTACGATTAGTTTTAAGCAAGGTTTTCCCGTCCTATCTTTTACGATACAAAGTCAAGCAGGTATTCTTGACCCACGTTCAGTTCGTATTAATGGTGATTTAATGGTTTATAAAAATAATGCCTCGCCACCTGTCCCTGTATTTACTGATGATGCACAACCTCGTATTAATATGGATAATCGTTTAGGTATTTTTGCTATGTGGGACCAGTTAGTTATTCGCCATAACAAGAGTAAGCAGATTTGCGAACACATTAGACATTATAATAAATACCTACAATCCTACCTCGGCGCTACTTCTTCTGTTCAGGACTTAATGGGACACTTAAACGAAAGTTGTCTTATACAACCTAACTCTGCTTCTATGTTCTCTAATGTAGTAGCAAGTTCTACCACAGGACAAGCGGAAAGTGTTCCTAAATCTTTCTCTTGTCATCTCCCGAGTGGATTTATGATGAGTGGTAATCGTATTAATCTTATGGAAAATAGTTTTGGGGGGATTCAGTTAGAAATTCATTTATCACCCGATAGTAATTGCTTGTTTAGTGAAAATGGTGCTATTGTAGGAGTAGAAGACGCCCATTATGAACTATCTAACTTATCTCTAACTTGTGAAGTTATGGACGTATCACCCGAAGAAATGTCTGCTGTATCTAGTCAAACAGAAGGAGCATTAGAATTTAATACTATCTCCTCTCTATATACATCTATTAATACAGGCAACGCTCAACTACAATATTCATTAGGTCTGCGTAATCTACAAAGTGTATTTATGACTTTCTGCCCTAGCGCAAATATTAATAGTCTAACTGCTAATGGTCTTGCTATTACATATCCTTCTAATGATACTAACTCATTAACTACACTTAATAGAGTTCAGTTCTTACGTGGAGGTCAAAAATATCCAGTAGATTTTGATATGACTGGGAATACTAATGGTTTCCCTAATAATTTAGGACTTGCGGGAACTGCTACATTTAATACCTCTGATAGTCAGTTATGTAAGCAGTATTTAGAAGCAATCTTACCTGAATATATGTTAGATAGGACTTCTATTTCTCCTGCTAATCTTAATAGGGATTATACTATGGCGCAGGCAGATGACCCTAAAAACTATAAACGAATCCCCGATGGCGGAGCGCAGTTCGGTCTAGGGATGCGCTACTCGCAATTTAATCGCGGGCAAGACTTCTCTACTATGCAGTGGGGTTGTTCTATTGACAGCACACTATCTACTAATAATCCCCAGAGTGTGTTTATGTTCTTTAAGGCAAGAGCAGTTTTAGCGTGGAATTCTAATGGAATACAAATGATTACTTAAATTGGTGCGTTTAAAAATTAAAAAAAAGATATCTTTAAGATTATAAAATGGATAATAGATTTAAAAATGGAAAGATTTATAAGATTACAGACCATACTAATAATTCTATTTATGTAGGAAGCACTATACAACGTCTCAAACAAAGGTTAAGAGGACACGAGAGAGATGCTTATCACCCATTAATTAATTGTGCTTCTAAACCTATAATATTAAATAATGAATATACAATAGATTTATTAATAGATTATCCTTGTAATACATTTGAGGAACTACGTAAAAAAGAACAAGAATTTATAGATATTATACCTTGTGTTAATAAATCAAAAGCATATGTAAGTAAAGAAGATATTAAAGTAAATCAAAAAAACTATTATAATAATAATAAAAAAGATATCCTAGATAAAAAGAAAGAATATGATAGTGTATATTATACTTGTGAATGTGGAGGTGGATATTGTATGAGTCATAGAGCAAGGCATATGAAATCTCAAAAATGTATTAATTTTTTTAAAAATAAAAATAATATCTGTATAGATATAAATGATTGAGTGGTTAGATATTGATTTCTTAATACAGAAGTTTTTTAAAGAGCACCCACAATATATACGGCAAGATGTAGAAAGTGAAGATGATTATACTGATGAAGAATGGGAACCTGACCCTAATTATTATACTGATGATGATGAGGATTTATAATATATAAGTTATTATTAATAGTTTTTTATAAGATATCTTTTTTATATATGCTTGTAATATAAAATGAGTGTAGTTCCAGATTTAGTTAAACTATCAACTATTCCCGTAAATTACGAGCAGAATATAGAGACCGATTTGATTGAGACCTCAACATTTCAGGAGGCGACTAATGTTGCAACAGGTTTCGCTAGGTTTGACTTACAACAGAAAGGTTTTTTGCATAGTATGAGTAAGTTGTTTGTCAGTTTAGTTCCAGAAACGAATGCTCGTGCTTATCTTCCTGTTAATATTGGTATTGGTTCTGTAATTGACCGAGCAGTTCTTAAAGTAGGTAATCAGGTTCTTAATGAAATTAGTGATTGGTCGCATTTACATATGATTAAATCTGCCGAGATTGATAATGAAAATAATGTAGAACGAGAACAATATACTACTGGACGTGTTATGAATCATTCATACGTTATGCGTAGAGTAGATGCTACTATTTCTGTAAATGATTTCCCTAATTCAGAAGAATATGGATTAAATAATCATAGGGCATATTCGGGTAATGGTGCTGCTGCGTTCGGTATGGCGGGAGGCAGTGAAGGTTTTCAGGGTCAGATACAACCTTTCGCTGTTATGGATGCGACTAATGCTACTACTATCGCTCAATCACCTACGTATTCTATTGATTTAAGCGACCTATTCCCTTTCCTTAAAACACATTCTCTCCCACTATATATGATAGACCAGCAACTCTCTATTGAGTTATATTGGTCTCCACTTGGTTCTCTTGTTAATGGTGCGATTGCTGCTGTTCCATCTTCTCGTGTATGTGTTCCACAGGGAGTCGCCTCGGGGGCGCAATATCGTATTGACCGAAATGAACTTAAATTCTGCGCCGATTATATTTTCTATACTGACAACGATGCAATGGAAAGATATAAAAATGCTAATCCTGTTATTGAGTTTGCTTTCCCTGATTACCGACTATCTAAAACAACTCTTACACAAGCACAATTACTAGCAGGTCAAGTCCGTAATATCGGTATGGCGAATCGTTTAGTATCTCGTGTATTAACTTGTATTTCCCGTGATGATGTCACCGAAAGTAGTTTATTAAGTAAATATCATAGTGTATTCCCTACTCGTGCTACTGCTACACAGAATTCGGGTTCTGTAAGTTATAATTTAAGATATAATGATAGGTTTGAGTTCCCTATCTCTCTAACTAATCCAGCAGAATTATTTACACATTTTACTCAAAGTGAAAGTATTCCTTTTGTCACCCGTCAAGAATATAGTAGGCAACAAAGGGGATTATCTACTCTCTACCCGTTTGAGGGACATTATCAAGATTCACAGGCAACCCCGTTCGGCGGACTTGGTGGATTATTCTTCTTTTTAGGAACAAAACTAACAGGGGGCAGAGTTGGTATTCGCGGAATAGAATTACATTTAACCTTAGGTGATGTAGCAAATGGAGGTCTTCCAGGCGCGGGCGGAACTGCCTATACTATCCGTAGTTATTGCGAATATATGCGCCTCGCCCGTTTGACTGATGGAGGGTTCAGCGTATTTAACGCATAAAAAAAGATATCATTTTATATTCTATATAAATAATTAATTGAGACGAGATAATATTTTATTGACTTGTTCTTGTCTTCTATACAAGCAATCCATATTCGCCCATACATAAACTAATTTACATCTTTGACTACATATTTCTTTCCATATATCTCTTGCTGCTGGTTTTTTAACAATCATATCTAGTAATATTTGTGAATCATCTATGAATAGTTTTATTTTATCTAATAGTTCTTTATCAACAGGTTCCATTTCTACTTCTATCCATTTCTTTTTCTTATCATCGCTTAAAGTGTTAAATGTTTTCGCCTCAAATATATTTTGATGACCCATATAAGTCATCATAATAGTTTTCATATCAAAGTCCATTTTTAAGAGTTGTTTGTAAATCTTCATAGGTTTTCTTGTTTCTACATTAGACTTCTTAACACGTGCTCGTTGTTTCTTGGAAGGCATAGTTGTTATGAGTTGTTTTTAGTAATAAAAAATAATAATAGCAAAATCAAATTTTTATGTTTGTTAGATTATATGACTACTTGGAAGCAAAAGTTTAACAAGAAGTATGGTTTTAAACGAGATGAATCACATAGTTTAGCAGAGATTAGTAGATTAACAGGATATAAGTTGTCAGGTTTGAGAACTATTAAAAAGAAAGGTCAGGGAGCATATAGGTCAAACCCACAATCAGTAAGACCACAAGTGAAAAGTGCTACTCAGTGGGGAATCGCAAGGGTCTATTCTGCTGTTATGGGAGGTAAAGCAAAAAAGGTTGATAAATCGCATTTAATAAAAAAATAAATGTTATCATATAAATGCCCCGAACTTCTACTGGAAAACCTATATTAAATAAACCTTTTCGTTCTAAACAACCTGGTAAGAAATATAGTGTATATGTGAAAACTAATAGTAAAAAAGGATATAAGATAGTGCACTTCGGTGCAAAAGGTATGGATGACTGGCGCTCAGGTAAAGCAACAAAAGAACAGAGGAAATCATTTAGAGCGCGTATGAAAGGTATAAAAAGAAAAGATGGTTCATTTGCTTATAAAGATAAGACTAGTCCTGCCTATTGGGCGCTTAATTATCTTTGGTAATTTTTTTTAATTTTTTTAACATTTCTTCTTGGACTTCATTTGTTATATTAGTATCAAGTGTTCTTTTTCTATCTATTCTAAAAATAATACTACTACGCTCACTAACTACTGAATAACTACCATCAGGGTCAGTAATAGCAACACTAATAGATGATAATAATGTAGGTTTAGTAATAGTAAAATTAACAGATGCTTCTGTGCCGAAATAGAAATCTCCCGCAGGTTGCATCTTATCTATAATACCTACAATCGCCATAGCAGTATTACCTGGTGCTCCTCCTACAAAAGAAGTAGTAGGGACAATATCACTTCTAATAGCATAATATCCTTTAAAATTTCTAATAGGATAATTTTGTGCTAAAATTTTAATACTTTCAGTAGCATTAATGATTTGAGGTAATTGTCTAAATATAGATGCTGTTATTCCTGTTCCTGTTCCATCATCTTTAATATTCATATTAACATTATAAGTATGTGATAATGAACTATCAAACAATCTATTTTGGAATTGATTAACCGCCCACCCCTTCGTATCTACACTATCTACTTTCGCATTAGTAGTGATATGTTTTATAGTATCAGGTTGTTCTATATGTCTTTTTAATCTATCTCCTATATCAATAGGATTAAATTGTTCGTAAGTAAAACCTAATCTATTCCAATATGAACCTTCCCACGATTCTTGTGAGTATCCTAAATCTTCTATGAATATACCTGAATCAGTATCAAAGATAGAATAAGGTTGTAAATTTTTATTAATCATAGACCTTTTCTGGTCTGATGGGTGAGTAGTATTATCAACAAAGTCAAAAGTAAAATATTTTTGATAAGGGAACTGAACAGGTGAATAATTATTATATCGCTGAACTGGATTAATTTTATAACAAGGACGAACTGATGCTGTTTGTGAGTCTGCTCCTGATGATAAATTTTCTAAATCACCTTCTAATAATATATTATGTAAATCCTGAAAAAAGAAATGAGAACCATCAAATCCTAATTTTGCTGTGGGTGCACCTAAATATACTTTATCTTTGTATTGATTTACATTCGTCTGTCCGTCTTGTGTATTAAATGCTGGTATTCCTGTATGACCTGCTGGTTGAGGGTTTGCTTCTAATCCTACTCCTGTTTGACCTTTTCTAACTTCATATCTATTAGTTGCTTCATCATAAAATCTATCAGTAGAAGGTATGCCTGATGTAAGTGCGATTGCTGCTGTTCCCCAAGCGTTCCAATGTCGGTCAAAACCTAGTCTCCAAAACTGGTCTAAATTTACAGGGTCAATAACAAACCTATCCCATATACTAGGAGATAAACCACAACCCGTTCCATCACTTTTAGATAATAAATTAGGATAAAGTAAAATATTACCTGTAAATGAATCTCTACCAATACAACCATAAGTTAATTTACTTTCACTAATAGTAATAAGATTTAGATTTTGATTACTCACAATATTAGTAGGAAAGAATGTATCTCTTGTAGAATTATCATAATAAAAAAACCAAGGAGTAGATTGTTTATAAGTTCCATTATTAGCAGTAGGTAATACAGGATTAAGTGGGTCAGTATTATCACCATCATTATTACTAAATACCCAATTGTTTAATGCTGGGTCTCCACCATATCCATCTACTACTCCCTGAAAGTCATAATATGATGACCCTAATTGTGCTGCCTGACTTCTTACAGGAGGATTAGAGAAATTATTAGTATCTCTTTCTATACCATTAGACATCTGTATAGGAGCATTTGAGTTAATATGCATAAATCTACTATTAGTAAAAGTAGCATTCATAGTGATAGTTTCACTTAAACTACCACCTGAACCTACTGCAACACTAACTTTACTATAATAAGGATTATTAGTTTCAGTTCCCGTATCTTCATAAGTATTCATAATATTTTCTTGACTAAATAATTCAGGGTATTTTTCCTGACTATTAATAAAATCTTTTATTAATTTACAATTTGCTTCATTATAAGGCATAGTAGTCTGTAATCCATTATTTCTATGAGTTTGTCTTGTATTAGCGATAGTTGCTAATTGTAATCCATAAATAGTATTCATCTTACAACCTGCTTCATAAATTTCAGGTCGTTTCATACCAATATATTCTAATGATTCATACCACGAAGAAGAAGTAAAATCAGCATATTCCGCCATAGTAAATCCTGTCATAGCAGGGTTTATTGCTGCGGGACCGCCTGTCCCAAGAATACCCCATAATTGCGTTATACCGCCTGGGTCAGTTGCTCTTGTTCCTAATGTATTATTAAGAGCATTATTATATGATGTTTGATTAAAATTAACATCATTAGTAGCAGGGAATAATTTATATGTATTACTTTCAGCAGAACAACTAATAGGAAAAGCAATTTGAGGATTAATTTCACCATTAGTAGTAGATGGGACATCATTAATACCTTTAATAACTTCTAATGGTTTATTAACTCTTGTTTCTTGTAATTTTTTATTTGCTTCATCACTAATAAACTGACTACTACTATAACCTTGATTGATTTCTAATTTAATTTTTTCTCTATATATTTCATAATCAAATGATTCAGGGTCTCTATGAAAATAAGGAGGAATATAATATTGTTCGGCAGGTTCTACAAATTGTTTGAGTGGGTCAGGTAAATCAGTAGTATAATCAGTAGAAACTGCTGCTACTGGTGGAGGAACATATTCATAATGTTTAGGGTAATGAAATGTTTTAGTTTTTCTCATCATAGTCATTCTAGTATTATCATTTTTTAATATCCATCTATCTATTTTTAAATTCCATTCACGTCTATTACCTACGTTTGATGATGGTGGGTTTTGATATACAGGGACATAATCATCTATTACATATCCATAGACATCATTAATACCTACAATTAATTCTGCTGTGCCTGTTCCTACTCCTACTCCTGTTGATTTAAATAAAGTCCCTACATTACTATTAGGAGCGCCTATTAATGTGAAATCAGTAGTTCCAGTTGATATGATTTCATAATTTTTACCTGCTACTATATTTGTTGCAACAAATACTTTATCTTGTTGTGTAGCATTATTAGTCATATAAGGTTCTCTATTAACACGACCCATAGCAACACTATCTTCTATAAACCAAGCACGTTTATTAGCATCATCAAACACATTAGGGTCTGCTGTATCAGGTATAAATCTACGAGGTAATTGTATATAATTAAGACAATCCATAGTTTTATAATAATTAATCACTATATTTGCCTCATTATCTTTTAATTGTATAGTTTTACTTATTACATTACTATCAGTAGTATATGGGACGACTTCATCTTTTATTTGTGCTACTTCTAAACTATATGTTTTAGCAGTAGTAATTTCATTAGTATATCTTATAGATTTAGAATATCCTAATGTTTTCCCCTTAAATTCTACACTATTAGGTTGAGTTGCTCCTACTTCACTTACAAAAGAACTATATACAGATACTTTATCTCCTGGGTTCATTTGTATAGAATTATTTAAATTATTAGTCCATAAAGCAAAGTCATCGTTTTTTGTTTGAGCGGACACCCTATCACATTCTACAAGTGTAGTATCAATATATTCAGTCATTTAATATACTATGATATTATATTTTAATTCTAAAATAAAAGATATAAAGGTATATTCATATACTATATTAGTATGTATAGTATATATTTATTTTATGAAGATGTCTTATTATCAACTTATAAAGGACATACCGAAGAAGGAACATTAAAACAAATAGCAGAATTAGGAAATGAATGTATCATTCAGGGAATGAAAGTAAATCATAAATTTCCTCAACAAATAAAAGCATATCACGATTTTTTATCACAAATGAAACAAAGAAAACTAGATAAAGCAGGAATACATAAAGGTAATCATCAATTAATATTAGGTTGTATCTCTGCGCTAGTTAAACTTAAACAAGTATCCATAGATGAAAGTTATATACTTTTAAAAATTAAAAAAAAGAAGAACAAAGGCGCTCGTAAAGGTTCTGTAATCTCTGAAACATAGTAGTTTCACCACCTTTATCGGGGTGATGTATCCTTGCTAATTTAAAATAATTCTTTCTTAATTCTTCTTGTGATTTACTCTTTTTTAAAGTATTAAATTCCTCTGGTATTTTATGCTCGTATGTAGGTTCAGTAGGGTCTCCCCCAAATGCTTTCTTAAAATAATCCCAAAAATGACCTCTTTGTTTATTCCAATAAGCATCATATCTTTTTTTTGCCTGTTGTTGCCTTATAGCACGACAACCGCTACAAAATGCTTGATTATATATAGGTTGATTATGAATACAATACATCGCATAAATTCCACTATTCATATCTATAAAACTTATATTATTTTTAATAATGAATTTTAATCGCACCTAATATATAATGAAGAAATTTGTGATTAATTTAGAAAGATGTATTGATAGAATGGATAATTTTAATGATTCATATACAAGATGGATTGCTACTGATTACAAAGATTTAGATGATGATGATGATATTTATAAAAGAATGATTAGTATGTGGAATATAAATGAGAACGAACACAAGGCAAAATGCGCTTGTTTATTATCACATATAAATCTATGGAAACATATAGTAGAACATAAGTTAAATGATGTCATTATAGTAGAAGATGATGCTTTACAAGTTAATCATTTACCCGATGAATTAGGTAATAGTTTTCTATATTTAGGTGGATTTTTCACAAAGAAATTAATAGATGGTGAAGTAGATATAGAATTAGAAAATGGATTTAATGATATACCTGATAAGCATAAGTTATTAACAACCTTATCATATTATATACCTACGTGGGAAATAGCAGAGCAATTGATAGTAGATATAACAAGTCAAAAAAGGTTTAGGGCGATAGATGTAATGCTTAACAAAGTATCAATAAAAAGACATCTTATTTACCCTGCTATTTACATAGAAAGAGATTTACCTTCTACTATCCGTCCATCAAAAGTAAAGCACCCTACGGAACATTATAAATTTAGTAGAAAAAAAGATATCATAAAATACGTAGTTCCATCATATCAAAGATATAATAAATGTAAAAGTTTAACCCTTGACTATTTACATAGGCATAACATACAAAAAAAAGATGTCTTTTTATTTGTTAGAATAGATGATAAGGATATAGATTTATATAGAAGTTTAAAAGAAGAAGGTTATAATGTAATAGAAACTAATGTGAAAGGCATAGGTCAAACACATAACTATATCACACAATATTTTAAAAGTAAGCAAATCATAGTAGAATTAGATGATGATATTATAGATTTAATAGATAATAAAAAGAGGTCTTTACTTGACCTAGATACATTTGTAAGGAGAGTAGTAGATAAAATGGGAACAGATATTAATTATGCTGGATTATATCAAGTAGCAAATGATATGTTTATGTCAGGTTGTAAAGAATATACATATGATTTGAGATATATCTTAGGTTTATTTAGAATTCGTAGAATATGTAAGGATATTAAATTAAAAACTAATTATGCAGAGGATTTTGAGAATGCTTGCGCTCATTATCGCCGTGATGGTAAGATTTTAAAGTGTAATTGGGTCGCAGGTAAAACAAAGAACTATGCAGATGGAGGTTGTAAAGGTGATGGTAGAGATTTAGATACAGAGAAAATAGATAAAGAGAAAGTTAGAGATATGTATCCTGATTATTGTAAGTTGTTTCAGCGTAAAAGTGGTATATGGGATTTACGACTTAAACATAAATCTAATATATAATATATAAGTATGGATAAAAAAACAAGTATGACTTTTACATTAGACGAATTATTTTATATGAAACAAGCATTAGAAATTCGTATATTAGACTATTATGACTATGGTGCTGGGTCTCCTGAATATTGGGAAGAATATAAAGAACACGTTAAAAGTCTAGAACTATCAGTTAAAAGAATTAGTAAAAGATTAGAGAAACATAAAGTTTAATTTATATTTAAAAAGAAAATATATCTATAATATATAAGTATGGATTTTGTAGAAGTAGTAAGTAAAGCAAGACCGCACATCAAACCGAATAGTTTAAAGTCATATAATTCAGCATTTAATAAAGTTCTCAAACTAAATAAAGACTTAACTAAACCTGATGAAGTAGAGCAAGGTATAAATGAATTATCAATATCATTTACAACAAAGAGGAATATGTTTAATGTTCTCCACGTATATATGGATAGTAAAGGAGAATTAGAGTTAGGAAAACAATATGCTAAAAAGAGAGATTTATTAAATGCGGAATATGTAGAAAAAAATGAATCAGGTATTATAAGTGATAAACAAGCACCGAACTTTATAACTTATGATGAGTTAATAGCATTTTCACATAAGGTAAGAGCAGATATAAAAGATAATCAAAGATTACATATGATATATGCTATATTAAATTTTCTTATATATAGACCGCTTCGTAATGATTTAGCGATGGTAAGGTTAATTACTCCTACGGCATTTAAAAAATTAGAAAATAAAGATGAATGTTATATCATAAGTCAAAATACAAAAATGATATTCTATTGTAATCAGTTCGCTACTAAAAAGACAAGACCACAAGAAGAGTTAGAAATAGATGGTCGTGCTCGTATAGAATTACAAAAGTATATTAAGAGATGGGGCATCAAGTCAGGTGAGGTAGTATTTCCTATAACTAAAAATAACTTATCACAATTATTAATAAAGACATCACAAAAGTATATACAAAAAAATATATCAACAACATTAATAAGGAAGATAGTAAGTAGTCATAAATTTTTAGATAGTAAATTAGAGCAGGAGGCACACGCTAAATCAATAGGTCATTCAGTAGCAACAGAGAATTTAGTATATATCAAACA